TTTCGTCTCATCATTGATGATGACGAAGTAGTATCAGCAATTCTGAATAACCGACCACTTCCAGTAATTGATGGCTCAATCCCGATTGATATTGGAGAGCTCCAAAAGTATGCAGCCATCACTACTGGGCTAGGCAAGATGGATGTTATTTTCCATCCCGATGTTATCGAACCCCCGAATCATGGTGTTGCGGCGTATTGGTATTCTATACGAGACAATTCATGCCAGAACCCGAGTGCCAAAGTTCCTGCAATGTACTATTCGAAGCTATTAAAGAGTATAAACGCAAATTTAATATCAGATAAACTACCCGCACTAGAATCATATAAAGAGATGCACGAAAAACAATTGGCCATAATAAATCAGAAGATAGCAAAAAAAAAGGGTGATAGTTCTGGTAGTTCTGCTAGTTCGGTCTAACAACTCTAATTTGTTTTCGTTTTTCTTTTCACGTAGCGAAATTGCGCGTCTGGGTCTGCTAAGTCAGAAACTGTGTACCTTTGAAATTATAAAAAGAACTGACACGACACCCAAGTGAATGAGTTTGAGAATTTACCAGCTTTGTGTCCAAAAGCGCAGTCCGGCAGCCCTGCTTGGTGCGCGCTGTTTTTGCGACGTATTCCCGCTCGAACAATATTTAAGTTGCCTTCGATAGTCGCTTCTAGCGGTCTGGTTGCATCCGAGCTTTTCCAATATTGCGTTTGGTCTGCCTTCATGAAATGTGTAGGAGAGAGAAACGATACCACGTTTTCTAATTTTTTCCGCGACGGACTTTTGAGCCCCACGAGTTTGTTTCCAAACTGGACGGCTCGATCGTAGCGCCACTGCACGGCTTTAGATGTCATGTCGGCGGCATCTGTGGCGCCTGTGCTCATTTGAAACAGTCGCATCAGCGGCACTATGGCGTCGTTAGATGTGACAAGCAGGTGCATATTGCTCCGCGAAGGAACAAAGTAATTATTTCCTAGTCTAATTCCTCTCTTTCGCAATTCGACATCCGACTGGAAATTAGAAGGATCGAAAATATGAGTAGAAGAGTACGGGAGAACATCGCCATATCTAAAAGCTTTAAATAAAGTATCGTTTACGTCTGCAAGCCATGCTGGGTCCCTGTACAAAAAAGACCGGGTTGCCACTCCGTTCTGTATCTCTGTCCCATCAAATGCGTCTGTTGGTAGAGAGGTAGATAAAACGGCTTTGCACAGGCGACTATCTACGCTACTTAGAGCATATTCCACTGTGGCGCTTGGTGACAAAGGAACCGACGCACCAGTTTCCAATGCGACGGCATCCGTATCGCTGCACACGGGATACGTCCAGGCAGCAAAACGAGGCAGCTGCTGCAATGCTGCTTCGGCAACTGAGGTGCTCCATATGTCGGACCGTGACGTCAGAGTGTGAATGATGCCAAGAGCCGGCAGTCCGCATCCGCCCTGCAACCGAGATCTCAAAATATTTACTCCTATTGCGAGATACGAGCGGCCATCGTATTTCATTCCTGTAGTGCCGCCTACAATAGAAGGCACACCTCCATAGAAGCAGAGGCACCCTCCCACTGGACGTCCGTCGCGGATAATTATACTGGACAAGTCTTGGTATACGCCGCCATTTGGAAGTTGGAAATCTCGACACATCGACACTAATCCACTGGGATCCTTGATGGCCCAGCTGTTGCAACCAATGGGGCTGCTGCGGCGCAGCGCCTCGTCTAAAGTGCGAGCTGGGTGGCCCGTTTCTGTGATTGCGTTTGCTACATTCAACAAGTGCAGCAGCATACCCTCCGCTTGCTGATATCCTCGCATGCGCATGAAGGATAGGAAACTCGCTTGTGTCTCTCCTCCGTTCAACTTCAGCATCAGCAGATCGGGCATCGTGTTGATCGCAAGTAGTCTATCGAACGTGACTTCTCTAGATCCGGATGCTACTGCTCCATCTCGCAATCCTTGTATTTCAGCAATGAAATCTGGCATGTGGTGCATGTACATAGACCAAGAGGTCTCAATCATCTTGGCACAATCTTCTACCAGCCATGCGGACATCTGCTCAATAATGTCACCCAGCGGTTTTTCTAGAGTGCTTGCATCCATCAGTGCCTGCAAGTCAGGAGAGAGAAAAGACGGCAGCACTCTCTGGAGATAAGTGGTACACATACTCTCTATCTCGCTGCTAGCTAAAGTGCCCAGTAGGTATCCTATCTCGTAAGGGCTCCCTTTGAGATAATAAGCGCATCTTTTCTCGTTGGTAAGAGCCTTTACACCCCACGCGGCAGGTCCCATAGCTGCCCATTTCTCGGGCCTCCATCCATCCCGGCTAAAAGCAGCTCTGACTTTAGCTGTCATTATATCTGTCTTCATTTCTGAACACGGATATAATGACAGCTGCCGGGTGAAAAATACACAACTGTGCGTGTTGCATAGCAGGTGACGCAGGCGCCCCGAACTGTCATTTCGTGAACCGCACCAACGACGACAACTACGGAGTGCTAGAAGTTCCATGCTGGCATTTTGGAATTGAACGCAGCTCCTACGCCGTTACGAGGCGCAGCGTCGATGTGCAAACTTTCTAGATTGTCGCGCAGCCAATTTTCATCCGCGGAATCGACAGCTTCGCTATCGATCAAAGGTGAAAGCTCGCGTTCGACAGCTTCGCTGTCGATCAAAGGCGAAAGCTCGCGTTCTGGCTTCTGAGCTCCGGTGTGTTTTCTACTAGTGTGAAATGAAGCGGAGTATTGTGGAACTGATCCATCGCCGGCATGCTGTTGCTGCACGCCGCTACCGTAACAAGGCACGCCGCTCCTCGATCCCGGCCTTGTGAAAAGGGTAAAGAACAGCCATATCAGAAAAATTACTAAGAGAACGCCACCAATAGCACCCATGCATCCCGAATTCGAAGTCCCCTGAGCGGAGGGAATAACTATCGTCTCAACTTCCATGTTTCTATTTTTATATTGTCATACATCATTTGACTGGCTCATCCAAACCGACCAATGAGTAGACTGTACCAGGAAGTGAAACCTGGTAAAAAAAGAAAACTTACGCAGGCATCCATCTGTGTTATGGGTGCACGTCTACGTTCTTTTCGCGCTCACAACCAAACATATTCGATTTACAATAAGCTGCAGCTGGTCACAGGCCAGCTGTCCTGTTGCCTTTGTCTTCAATTCGAAAACGCAGCGCTATGTTCAGCCCTCCACACTCTTGAGCAAGCAACTTCATGGAATAAGGCAACCGCACACGCGCTAAATGCGCTGTGCCCTCAAGCCTGCACCCGCGACAAAATACACGCGGATGCATACCTACAACTTGCGAGTCGTCCAGGTGTTCCCCTATGAGCCCACACGACCTGCAGATGTAGCACTCGAACTCATCGCTTTGCTTGAAGAGTCGATCCAATATCACAGAAGTAGCACCGTGGGCTAGCATGCAATCTCTTTCCATTTCTCCCACTCGCAACCCTCCGCCTCGACTCCGCCCCTCAACAGGCTGTCGGGTGATCAGCTGTACCGCTCCACGACTCCGCGCGTGTACTTTGTCCAACGCACAATGGCGTAAACGTTGGTAGTGCACCGCACCAATGCAAACCTCCGCTTCTAGGGGGTGACCAGTCCACCCGTTAAACATAAGCTCACAGCCTCGACTCTGAAAACCGAAGCGTTTCAACTCCTCTCCAATTTGTTCTGGGCGGAGGTTGTTGAAGGGGGTGCCATTCCCAATCTTTCCTTCCAGGCAGCACAACTTCCCCAAGAGCGATTCTATCAGCTGGCCCACTGTCATTCTACCAGGCAAAGCGTGAGGATTGATAATGATATCGGGAGAAATGCCATCGCATGTGAAAGGCATATCCACTCCCGGGAGTATGATACCGATGACTCCTTTTTGTCCGTGATGAGAGGAGAACTTGTCTCCAATCTCGGGAGTGCGACTGGCGCTCAAACGTACACGCACTATACGAGCCCCGTCTTTGTTTGTGGAGAGGTACACGTCTGCCACGTGCATCGGTTCGGCGGTGCACAAAATAGAGGAGTGGTCAACTAGAGTGGATCTTTTTTTCTTGTCATTGCCTAATTGAGTTGTTTGCATGCGCTTACCTATTACTACGTCACCATTTGTCATTTCCTCGCCCAGAAGAGGCAGGCCATCCTCGCGCAACTTCGAATAATCGGCCTTTCTGAATCCAATTGCAGAAGATGGAACGATTCCAAAGCGCTCGATATCAGATCCGATGCCTTTCTCTTCGTCTTTGAAGCTTTTCCAGATTGAAGAACGAAACAGACCCCTATCGAGTGCATCTCGAGAAACGATGATGGAATCTTCTTGATTGAAACCAGTGTAGGTGAGCACCGCAATTATGACATTAGCTCCGCTAGGCATGTCAGAACAAACGCTCAACGCATGCACGCTCGTTTGCACCAATGGGAGCTGGGGATAATGTAAGGCATGTACCACGGTGTCAACTCGATACTCGGATGCAGATGAGAACACTCCAATCGCTTGCTTTGTCATTGCAGCTTCGTATATGTTCCGTGGAGCTTGATTGTGGTTTAAAAAAGGAATCATTCCAGCACAAATGCCAAGCAGACAGGCTGGGTGGAGTTCCACATGCGACACGCCGAGTTTTATATTGTTTTCTTCCGATTTGTCGATTAGCTCCACAAAGCCACCAACTAGCATTTGATTCCACAGCTGCCCTGGAGAGGTTTGCTGCATTAAAGAATAGAGATCGTCAAGTTTTTCTTTAATAAGTAGAGGGCGCATGATGCAACCAGCGTCGGTGTCGATGTTCACTGTTTGCTCTTCCTCGAGAGTGCTGATGCTAGTATCAGGAGGCAGGACGAGATTTCTCCTCCAAGAACGAAGTGCAGTAGCTAATGCAACGCCGTCTTCGCATACTCCTTCTATGCTTCCATTTATCAGCACCTTCCACAATCGGATCATAGGCGTACGCAGGTCACGAATTAAGTCGGCGTCTCGCAGAGCCATACTTATATACTCCGCGTTGCACCCCATGCGGGTATGTGTAATCAACGCTAGATTTTCAACAAGTCCGCAGGCTTGTCCCTCGGGCGTTTCGACTGGACACAAAATACCGCAATGCGATGCACTTAGTTGTCGTGGCTTGGGCAGTTTACCCTCCCGATTGATAGGAGTGTTCACACGTCTCAAGTGCGAAAGAGTCGCTAAGAAATTCATGCGTGTTAATATTTGAGCGACTCCATTTTGGGAAGACTGTTTTTGTATTCCCCAATTACCAGTCGAAACGGCGTACCCAGGTAAATTCGACAAATTATAGGGCGACTAGACTTTTTGTTACTTAGCAAAAAAACAAAAAAACGCATAAGATGTGTTGTGTGCGTTGGACGCTGGGTACTTCATGCCTGCGCTGATCTTTTTGGCAATTAGCATGGAATCTAGTGCGAGGTTGCCCGCACTGTCAACCAGACGACCGATCTGAAGGGTGAGCATCTTCAGGTACTGGCGGAAGAGTTGTCGAAAAAGTAGGGCGAAGAGTCCTCCTGTAGTTTCTATGCGTTTCAGTGCATAATTGTCTCTGTCATCCGGTGGCTGCACACCAGTATAGACGCGCAACATTTTGATCAAAATCACCGCTAAAAAGACCGCTTTACGGTGCAATACTTCTGGCGATGCATCTAAACCTTGATGTGGCAAGAACTCGTTAGATAGAATATGCTCGATGTAGCGTATGCGCCGTTGTGTAGTTGCTTCCTTGGTGCCTTCTTTGCCGAGTTGCTCAACCAAATATGTTCGAGGTTCCGACAAAGACGAATGGTCGAGGCAACGACGCACAATGTCTGCTAGATCAGAGTTCCATGACGAGCTGTGGAACTTCACAAATTCACACATATCGTGTAGGCAGTCCAAGCCCAGCAACTTGAATAGCATGCCAATTGGTATGGACGTATCTACAAATGGCAAACGCACCTCCATGGTTTCGCTGCATAGACCCGATCGTGCCGATAAACTAATCATTAATGTGCTGGTCGAGCGTGTCTTACTAGCGTGTAATGATCGCACTTCCGCACTGTAGGTTTTGATGCCAGTACGACGCACAAAAATAAAGTTTGTGCGCATCTTCTCTTGCGCAATGACACTCTTCTCGTTGCCGTTGACTATGAAGTATCCACCGGGATCAAGATGACATTCACCGATGTCGCCTGTGATACATACATTACACACAAACGACGCGCGCACACCTTCCAAGCACACACACTCTGACAAGCATATACATTTTAGGATTATTGTGATTACAACACCGTGTCGGTAGGAGCATGCCATACACCGAACCATGCACGGAATACGACACAGAAGTACTTCTGTGTACAGCTTGTGCCGCTCTTCGCCCGTTGGGGTTTCGGTAGTGTGTCGAACGTTTACGTAAATGGACGCGTCGTAACTTAGACCTCGGAGTCTACATTCATGAGGAGTTATTCTGTGATATGCACCATCAGCTTCACGGAGAGCGGGTGGGCGCACGAACACGTTCTCAAACGTGAGACACACCGTATACCCCTTGTCGTTTTCCACAATGACCTGCGAATTTTCTGTGATGATATCCTGCAGCTTCTCTCTCAGAAACTTGTTGAAGGACTGTATTTGGTGACTCACTAATCCGGTCGAATGCAACCAGCTGCTTAATAAATGTTCAAAGTGAGCATTCGCCATGCTAGCAATTGAGGTTGGTGCACCGTCCATAGCCAGCTATAGGGAGAATTTGCAACGCAAACGCAAGCGCACCGACCTACAAAATTCTCTGCATTACATAACATACTATCCAAATGTTATCCAATCGATATGGCAAGCGGGGACCCGTTAAAGTCAACAGGGGCCATTTGTCAGAGGGGTCGATTTCGACTATCATGGAAGAGCCGTTTCCTCGCAGAGATACTTTTGATGAATCGTCTTGTGTGCGCGTAGAGCCTTCCCCATTTGGTCTTACAAAGAGGGTAGAGGGAATTACGAAACGCTCTAAACCATTTCGATTCATTGTTTCTATCAGATTATTGTCGTGCAGCATACTATCTTCAAGAATCAAAATAGTCGACTCTTCTGGTATGGTGGGGGGGTTTTGCTCCCACATATCCCTTATTACGGTGCACGTAGGTAAGGTACTTAGGAGGTGAGGCACAGTTTCGTACGTACTAGCAGTCGCGACATCTTGTAGCTGCTGAGAAATAGACCAGAATTTGCACCACAATACGACATTAGGCATGCTAGATATGGGATTCGTGTATAGTTTTTGGTCTATTCCGGCGGAGGGTGTTATCAGCGGCTTTCCGTTCGAAGAGACTAGAGTGAAAACGCCAAAGGGTGTTCGTACTACTAAATCATGCGCTAGGCAGGTTATGAATGAGCACTGGCCCTCGGGCTCTAACGTAACTTCTTGGGAAATCGTGAAGGATTTCCCAGTAGGCGCACACGAAAATATGCATACACTAAAACGTTCACTGGATCCATTTTTCAACACACAAAGAAAATCTTCATTTTCATTGCAAGTCAACGTTTCTCGTTTTCCGTTCCAGCCCGTTTTTGCTTCATTGTGTCGTGTGCGACGCATACTACTCTGTCGGTATTTTGCTTTCGCAGCTTTCTTTCTGAACCGCCAAAAACGCACAAAAACATTAAAACGGACAGAACCAGACCAAAATTGCAGACGTTGCATCTCCGGGTCCCTTTAACAAAGAATTGCGCGAGAAAACCCCTAATTTTGCTCCATCGCATCGGAGGAGCATTTTGTTTGCCGAGGAATCTGATATGGCGAAAGCGCCTACAGCACAGGCTCAAGCGGAGCGAATTTTAGCGCTTCTTGATAAATTGCGAGAGTCTGGAGGGGAGGAAAACAAGAAACTAGATGATAACCCTGTAGAGACTGTAGATTCCAGTAGCGATGAAGGCGATGCAGTCATCCCAACTCCAGTCACTCCAGTTGGTGTAGGCGATGCAGGCATCCAAGCTCCAGTCTCTCCAGTGGCGTCCCCCTCACTAATTACGCTTACACCGAGGAAATATCACTCCCTGCCATGTGAGAACCAGCTATAAAAAAAGCCTACCCTCAGGTGTGCAAGTATCGAAACACAAGTTCCCTCCCATCAATCAGACAATGTGAAACAAGTAGATCGCAAACGCTCACTGGCTAAGTGCTGGTAGATGGCAACCATGTTTCTCGCCGCCTTGATATCGCGATGCCAATGCAAAGGATGCCGTTTATGTAGGGAGAGCCTAAAGAGATCTGTTGTTGCATAAAATCTTGAGCTGTTTTAAAATGGAAAGTCGCTTTCGGCAACATACACCACTGGGTTTTTTGGCGTTTTTGGATTTCGATTGGAGATGGATACTATCTTACCATCGATCAGGAACGCGACGGTGACGTAACAGTTAACAAACGCCATGAACACAATAATATCTACTCACACATGCCATTACGTGCTTCTCCCTCAACTGATGTGGAACACGTTATACAATGGATGAAAGCATTAAAGAAAACGTGGAAGAAGGGAACTTTTAAATTTTACTACTTTCACATGAAGAAGGAGATAAAGTTACAGTAGGCCCTACTAAGGTGAGTGTATCATTACGAGGAGTACCTAAATCCAGCTCAGGTGGCGTTGCAAGTGACGAGGCTTGCATGGTTTCCAGAACGCGAGAGGGCGTCCAAAAATCGCAGATGCTGCTGAGTAGTGAAGCATTCGTGCTGTGCATCCTGAGTGCCACAAGGGCCAGGAGGAGTGTGTGAGCCTTGTACTTCTGCGTGCACTGCTTCTCGTTGGAGGTCCATCCGAGCGGACTACGTGCATTGACAGAAGCAGACATCAGCAGACGGCAGCCATTCGGGCGCCCAACACCAGTGTTCATCGGACACCAGCAGACAGGTTGTAGATCGCACAGTGACTCCAAAATCGTCATGTTGTGCATACTGTCGAAGCATTATGTGTTGCGTGTGAAAGTCTGGTATGGCGGTCTTGGCGGTTCTGTTTTCAAATGCGTAACGTGCACAGGGACGATGTTACAAATCACACATTGAGCAAATATTCGTCTGCTCCTGCAGAAGACTGGATAGGCGACGGAATAATGTACCAGGCTATGCTAGGCAAGAGGGATAAACACGGAAATACGAGCTTCCGCCAGGCCTATGAGACACTATTCAAGCGCTATGGACGTGCCACATGTCTACAGATGTTTTTTGATGGCGCTCATGCATTTTCCGATCACCATGGAATCAAGGCAACATTTTTAGTGTCCCACCAGGCCGAATGAAATATGAAACGCTTCTACTATAATCTGTGTACTATTCCATCCCTGAACATGCGCATTGAGACAATACATGTATGCTTTTTCAGACAACTGCGCTCATATTTCTCTAGGACATGTTCTTCTCGGAGCAACCCCGAAAGATGCACAGACGGGAACCCAACAATAAAGATCAGATTGTACAGAAGCAGCAAAAGACAAGCTGACGTATCGAACGCCACATTCCATCGAAGCTATTGTGCCACTAGACGACTTGAATGCTCATCAGAACCGAGACAGAGAATTTTCACAGATCTCGAGGAGCTGGAACTTTACGATTGTTCTTGTCTGCTCGCCATTGACTTTCGCCGATGAGCTTGTTAACGAGCGCGAGTAGCTTCTGAGCGTATGCAGGGTCTGACGGAGGCGTGTGACCGCCATCAGATTTGTTGGTGTAATGCAAAGAAATCAACTGGGAGATGCAGTGCAAGCCGAGAGTCTCGACTGAGTCTTTCGTGTCTTTTCCTTCGATGCCAGCATTCGATCCCGACTCTTTGGATGGCGTTGTGCTTAACCTCGAGGTTTCCAAAGAAGGCATCGCCACAGTCTGAAGTGGCAACGGTGGCAACGGTGGCACTGGCGGAACTGCTGGATCCGGCGCTCCCTTCTCCGCTTCTTGAGCTACATTTTCTGAGATTACAGCCTGAGGAAGTACACTGGGAGGCTTCTCCTTTCTTTTGCGCCCTAACGAAGAAACTGGAGGTGCTGCAGTGACTGGTTCGGCGGACGAGAGCGGAGCTCCTACTTTCGCTTCTTTCGATGGGAAGACACTTATCTGTGACGCCCTCTCTGTCTTCTTTCGTTTAGTGGGCGGATGATCCGAGGGAGGCGAGCGATAAAGAGATTCTGGCGGGAGACTTATGGCAGGTGGCGCAACTACAGTTTTCTTATTGCTCAACATATCCCGACTCCGAGACAAAGATTCGCCAATAGCCTTTTCCTATCTTGAGAAAATTAAGACATATGTCAATGAGTACTACTACACTGACACCTCAGATTTTGTCAGGTGGGTATGCAATCACAAGGGGAGGCCGGTACAAAATAGAGGAAAACGTTAGTTTTTTAGGGCGGTTGGGCTTGGAAATAGCGGCGTCTAATGTACTGCTTGATTTGGGGAATTACATCATGAGTGGTGGGATACTCACAAATTCAGTAATCAGAATACGCAAAGAACAGAGGAACGTGACCATAACTGGTACTCTTGGTCAAGTAAAAGGGGGCATCAGCGCAGTCGCGATAGGCAATTCATGTAGAAACATAAAATTAGAGTCTCTCAAGGTCTACGGGTTTTACTATGCAGGCATCGTGATCCGGGCGAGCTTCGGGGTTACATTGACTAACTGCAGCATAGGTCGGGCCGCAGCTGCCCCTGCGGGTACTGTATTCGGTGTTATTGCTTTGCCCAATGGTGGATTCGCAGGTGCTTCTCGAATCATGAATGACCAAAATATCTCGAATATAAAAGCAACTGGTGGTGATGGGCTGACCTTCAGGAGAGTTGACATATTTGATATTACTCCTTTGAGTAAACAAGATCTTAAAGAGCAACTGCGCACGGAAGCCGACAAAAACTGCTGCTTTGGAAGCTTACAAGATAAAGCCCGCAAAAAAAGACTGGCCGAAGCAGAACCTAGCATTGTCACAATAGGAGGCTTTATGCAAAACACAAGCTGTCCGCGACCAGAACTTGCATTGAACTTGACAGACAACTTGCAACAGAGAGTTAGCGTTTTGGGGTCTGCATACAGCGAAGAACTCGCGTTGTTAGAACGCGAGTTCAATTCTATGAATTTTAAGAATTTGGTGGAGCTGGTTGGCGCGGGAGCGCACGCATATTCATCATTTAACTGGAAAAATGTTGTAGGCGTAGGAAGGGGGTCCGACTTGACGATTGCGCCCCCGTCTGTACTACCTAAAGAATTCCAAATAAGGAATGAGTACGACTCAAAATTCGGTACAAGAAGCACCATGTTGATAAAAAACACCATCCTTCCGCCTAGCATCGAGGAAGTCCTCGTTGAGAAAACGGAGCTGAGCAAGGTACCACTCGGTGTGATCAATGTGCAGGTTAGGCAACAGTCAAGCGTAGTGGGTCCATATATACCGGGAGCGATGGGTAGCGCAATCATCTGCTAATCTGAGAATATTGCACCAAGACAGAAAAAAAAACATACTCAAATGAATAAAAGCTCTTGCAAGTGCCTTGTTCTTGGCTTGTTGCTGTGTCTGCTCGTGATGTGCGTGTCTCCTATATGGCTGCTCTGGGCACGCAAGCGCCGTCCATCTTATTCGTTTGCCGTCTCGCACTGCTACGGATCTGCAATTGTAGAATGCAACGAACCGCTGGCTCAAGTCTTCAAACTTGAGAACGTGCTGAGCAGGGAAGAGTGTATGGCGCTGATTACTCTAGCAGAACAACAAAAGTGGACCACCGACCGCCATTCGGCGTACCCCACCACTGATATTTCAGTTAGTACGGTGCCTGCCATAGAAAAGCTGCTACTCAAAGCTAGTCGATTGCTAGAAGAAAAGTCCGCACCTCTTTTCGGTTTCAAACCTGGTGAGTTGTGGCTACGCGATCAATTTGTAGTCAAGTACACACCAAATGCGCAACGAGATCTTCAAGCTCATAGAGATGCGTCCAGTATCTCGTATGTGTTAGCTCTGAATGATCACACCTCCTACGAGGGAGGTGGAACAGCTTTTGCGCGAGGACCTTCGGAATCTTTGAAACCTCACAAACTCATGTCTGGAGAAGCGATTGTTTTCTGCGGGAAACGTTTACATGAAGGACGGGCAGTCACGTCGGGGACTCGATACATAGTCACTGGTTTCTTGGACGCGCACGCCTGTCCCCAGACAGATCTCTATATATCACAGCAGAACCGAGTAGCAATTCGTGATATTATAGGACGTGGCAACTGGAATATTAAACCTTACACGTTGCCCACGCGTCCCTACTTGAGGAGTAACACTTATCGAATGCTAGGAGCAGACGCCGCGGGAAAGGGTGATCTGACAGCAGCCGCAACACTAAACCCACATCAGCTGTGGCCCTACGCTCGGTGCGACTCCATCCGCAATTCTGCACAAAACATAATCAATACCTACGGCACTAATTTGGGAGAAGAGAAGATGCATTATTTATTCCATTTTTATCTCACCGATCCGCGATTCTGTTCCTCAACGGTCTGTCATATGAAAAGTTAGCACGCAAGGGACTGCACGTGCACTCACACGAACATTCAGTCTCGCAGACTACTCCTCAATAAAAGTTTTGAGTGCACATTACGCTGGCAGCATCAGCTGGAGCGCTAGGTGGGCCGGAGATCCCTCCGGCGCGCTCCATCGCAAGGGAGAGAACAGCCCGCGGTTAACGAGTAGTCGTAACCGCCGGCATGCATTACGAGCCAGAAAATACGAGGGCAGGAGGTGCACTAACTGAACATCCGAATAAAAATTCCATCGTTGGAACATGGTTGTACTGTTGCTTAGCAGGTGACAGTCTGTGCCTAGAAGGTCGGGCAGCTTCAACAAGACACAACTCAGAGCCGCCTGTGTCAATGGAGGACTGCCCCCCCCCTTCGCAGACCTCGCCAGCTGTATTGTAGGCGCTATTTGGGCAGTCAACAGCCTGACTGTCTTGTTGTCTCTACATATATCTGCGGGGACTGCGCTCCGCCAAGAAGTGCCGGGGAGGGTCACTTGCTTCCAGACCTGATGATATTTTCCGCAACACCATTCTTTGTAGTTCTGCGTACCCATTATAGTCAGTACTGCCCCCGCTCCTCTCCTGATGGTACTGGATGCATCGCGAGCCGCCGCTTCAATTCGGTTCGCATCCAGCAAATGATGCAAATTTTCTGTGACCAAAGCACTGTACCAAGACCGAAGCAGCTCCTCTCCTATCTGAGTATTATCGTAGCGTACAATACCGGTTCCTAAAGCAGTTTTTCTGTGCCCTTCGCGGATGAACACACGCATTCGGTGAATTGCAGACATCCGAATGGCGTACCGAATAAAAAATTCCGAAACAGTCAGCGCACCAGAATCTTCGACCTCGGGGATATGTACAGGACCACGGCAGTTCCAGTCGCAGATATGTTCTCTCCGCGTTAGGTTGTCTAGACCTAGAGGAGCTAGACATTCAGGACATATGTGCGAAAGATTCAATTCCACACTCTCGGTGACGCTCATGATGCGTTGCCTGGCATATCTCACCGTTGTGGAATTCTGGGATGAAGACCACTCTGCCAAACAAGCGCGAATGGTCCACCTGCGTAGCTCCCAAATCGGATTTAGTATCTCTGGTGGCAAGTTGTGTTCTGCGAGTGCTTGAGAAGTAGCATTGCAGGCCACGGCAAAGGATCGCCACGCGATCCGCGCGTGGCCTACATCAACAGAAAGCGTATATTCCATCAATTGTTCCGACAGTATGGCGAGCCACATGACATAAGCGTGCGCCACTTGAAGCGTGATAACCAAGGGTTTCGAGACGGCACTTTCCATGAGCCGCACGTTATGATCTACCAGACTGCTTTCTTTGCAAACTCTGTGAGCAGAGGAGCAGACATACAGCGAGTGGTTAGCATCTATATCCAGATACGGGGCGATCCGGACAAATGCTCTTCGTTGTCTCCAGATTTGCATGGAGCAACCAACAACGATGGCGCGAGTACGTACACGCGCCAAGACGAGCTTAGCACTCGACGGCCACCATTCCAAATCATCAACCACTACCACCGAATACAGTGCGATTTCTGGAGTCAATATCGCAGCAAAATTCGATACAGTCCATATTCTGCTACATGCATTGACTCCTGCTGGGGGGTTCAAACGATGTTTGTCAGTAGCATCGGCGACTCGTATCCTTTTGGTGGAAGCTCGGCTCCACTGGTCTAGGCGATCATATAAGACGATGTCAGGGACAACGATGTCGTAACATATCGTCTGCATTTTCGCGCCCCACAACTTGTGGACACAGTACGGTAAATAGTCTCGTGTCTTAGAATGAGGACAGAAAATGTGGACGGTCCTAGCTGCGCCAAATCTTTGTCCCGACAGGGTTTTGGCGCATACGCTGTATATGTCCTTCTTCTTCGAACCCTTAGCATTGGTGTAAGAGTGCTGCCAGGAAGGCAGCGACTGTTCTACATAAGAGATGAACTGGTCCTTGGTGACAGTTTTAGAGCTAGGGGTGTGCAACGGTGGAGAAAGCCTTCTCCTTTTTATCGCGCTATTGACTTTGCAGGCGTGCCGAGGAGTTAACACAGCGGTGCTCAGCGCAAGTACCATTGAAGTTCGCCATCGATGGAATTCAGAAGGTGATCGACCAGACTCGTACCGACAGCGAAGGAAACGGAGAGAGTCTTCAACTCTGTTGAGGTGTGCGTCCGATAGGGCGTCCGCGCACACTTTCTGCAAGTCTTCTGTTCTTCTTCGTTTCCACTTGCTCTGCCCGCAAACGTAACGGAAATGATCCATGGCGGTGCACGCGAGGAGACTACTCTAAAACTTCTAAATAGAGTGTATCTGGAGGACGAAGAACTTTTCGCGTAACCTTCTCGGGAGAAGTGGAGTGCGCCAAATTGTAATTCTGCATGCACTTCCTAGCTCGTTTACAACATCGGCGCGTAAACAGATCGCATTGTATGCGCATGTAGTGGTACAGAACAAGTAGTGTTTCGAGCAGCATCGGCATCATCGTTATTATCCTGAACACACTTTGCTTAGTAGACGCTACACATTTTTGGAAGCATTCGCTCTTTGTTTACGTTGTTTTACCGCGACAGGGTTACACGAAGATGGATAAGAAGGCATCTCAGGCGGCGGCGGGACAAAATCATCTCCGCCAGTAGGCAAAGGCAGCCTAAGTGTATCTACCACACTACTCACACCATCCCATATGCCGCTTTGGGTGTCCGCGATGCAATTGAGTGTGGGAGGTATATTCTCTATAATAGTCCTAAGAGCCGGAGGGATGGGTTCACTATCTACGTCAATTTCGTCTATCTTCCGACAAATGTCATCGAGCTTCTTTTCTAAATCTCTATATCGCCTCTCATTTCTAGCCTCGAGGGCATCTAGTTTGCAGAGTATGCTATATAGATCGCAGTAAGGATCAGGGAGACAGCAAGGTCGAGGGTGACGCGGTGGATAGCAGCAATCGCTTGGGGGTTCACAACAGTGCGAGGGCATCGTTTTATAATCGAGGTGTCATATAGGTACTTTAGCTAAACAACGAATGCATGCCATAAAAGGTGCCTACTGATGTATGTGCGGTAGTTGTGGTCTCGCGAAACAGTGTAATTATGATGGCGGTCGCAACGCTAATAATGGATACATTGAAAGCGAGGCAACAAAGGAGACGCTAGAAAAGCTTGCTCCTTGGGAACGCACGCGGCATGCATAATCCGCCAACAACAAATCAACTCTACCGCGGATCCACTGCGTAGCGGGCGCAAGCGCAAAATTATCCAGGAGCAGTACCTTCACACCAAGCGTACGACACCGCCCATCGGGCCCCACAGACGGGCAGTGGGGCCCGATGAGCTCGTTCGGCGATTTCATGCTATGAACCTGCAGAGCTCACCAGAACAAGCGCACGCCATCGCCTATCAGTCTACTGCAAACGCCAGGGGGTGGGCTCGCTGAGCGATTAGAACCTATCAGACTACGAACCGGGAAAAAGAAAATCCGATGAGCTTTTGGAGAGCGCACCACAGAAGGCGGCTAGAGTCGCTTCACCGGCCAGAAGCGCCGAGGGTCGTATGCCGGGAGCAGCGGCTGGAGTCGCTTCACCGGTCAGACGCGCCGAGGGTTGTATGCCGGGAGCAGCTGCTAGAATCGCTTCACCGGCCGGGCACGCCGAGAGCGATACACCGGGAGCAGTGGCTAGCGTCGCTTCATCGGTCGGACACGCCGAGGAACACATGCCGGGAGCAGCTGCCTAGTGGTCGCTACTCGATCTACCAGATGAGCATGCACGGCATATCCTACGCATAAGAGCTCGGCGCGTAATCCAAACCCGAACTGAAGGGAGCTTCTTCCGTCGTAGGTCCGCGGTGCCTAACTCGGGATATAAAATCAGAACATAGCAAAGAAGAGCGTCATACTCTTCAACTTTTCTAGCAAACACTCTGCACAATCGCTGCGATAGTGCACGGCGGCGGGTGTTTTTGCACCGACCTTGCAAAACAGAACCCCCAAAGATCGAATTTGATTTTGCCATCTATGACAGACGTAAAAGAATATAGCATTATAGCATTAGATAGGAAGCGCGAAGCTAACAGACAAAAAGCGTGCAACGTGCGAGGCCATGGCAAGCCTACGAAGTCGCACCTGCTCAAATCGTAGACAAGCTGCCCCGTTCTAAATGCCCAAGATGAAGCCCAAAAGTACAGCTCGCCTTGTCTACGAAGCTCTTCTGGGGACCCCCTCCGATGTACTGTCTGCGTACATCTTTGCCGATGTGGCGGGAGTTTATGAACATTCCCGAGACACAGCGCCCATTCCAGCTAGTGCTGAAGCAACTTTCATCAACCGCTGTTGACTAAGCGTACGAGATTCTAGCGCGACGTCTTTCATTTGCCTAAGACACAAAGGAAAACAGTGACAAGGCACCTTGCGTTTCATGTGCGAAACTGCGGCAACGAAGCTGCCATAGCGTACCCTCTGCTGAGATCAACGTTCGAAAGGGTCCTCTCCTACCTGCCAAATGTCCATACTTTGATGCAATGTAGCCACAAAGAGGCACGTTCATATTTTCGAAATCAAACGTCCAGTGCAGGTCGCCATCTCTTACATTGGCATCGAGACATCAACGCGGCGCGGAACATGGTTACCATCTACCAGCATCTGGCCAGCACGCGTTCGCGCCCTACTTCTTTTACGTATACTGACTGAGGTAGGCTTTTAGCTGGTTCTCACGTGGCGGCAGCGCTGTTTGTTGTCATGCTCTCAATGGCTGTAACGGCCCTATTGCGGGTTGTCCCTTTTCAGACAGCCTCTTAATCTCAAATCAATACAGCGACTTCGGT